TTGGTCAGGAGATCACTGGAGGCGTTGACTTGAGTTCAGCAGCCAACCAAGACAGTGGTTTTTATAACTTGTCAAATGGTTATTCCTCACCAACTGCCTCCACTGGAGCTAAGATTGCCTATGCCGTCGCGGCTTCTGGTCGTGGCCACGGTGTTGCAGGAAGTGAGACCCTCGCTGGCGCACCAAGCCAGAAGGTTCTTAACCAGCACACTCGTTGGGATCCTGATCTCTCTGGTTCTGTTCTTTTGGTTATCCAAATCACAGGTTCTGATGATCTGGCTCAGCTTAATGACAACAACTTGGTTGCAATGACTGCTGTTCCTGCTTCGTTGAGTGCATCAACTCTTGTGCGTCGTTTGACCACAATTGCAACTGCATCCACCGACAATCAGACTCCCGGCGAAGCCGCTTGGAAAGCAACGTTGGTCTTCGCGAGCACTGGCTCAACCGACACTGATGCTAACGCACTTGCGCGTATGCATGTCGAGCTTACCAATGATCTGTCTTTGGACTTCCCAGTTGATGACAATCTCAACAATGTTGGGGAGCGTTCTCTCGGAGCCGTTGTTGGCGCTGATGTTTGGGGGCTTGAAAATGATCCCGGCATCCCAGAGATCGACATCAAGGTCGATTCCGTGGCAATCACTGCCATGACCAAGAAGCTCAAGGCTAAGTGGACGCCAGAGTTGGGACAGGACTTGAATGCCTATCACAACCTTGACGCCGAAGTCGAGCTTACTGGTATTCTCTCTGAGCAGATTGCTCTTGAGATCGACCGTGAGATCATCGAAGATCTTATCAAGGGTTCGACTGCTGGTACTCGTTACTGGTCTCGCCTCCCCGGTAAGTTCGTTGGTCGCGAAGATGGTGCTCCCAAGGATGATTCACCTTCATCTTTGAACTCTTATCCTGATTTCACTGGAACAGTGAGTGAGTGGTATGAGACTCTTGTTGAGTCCATCAATGATGTGTCAGCACAGATCCACCGTAAGACTCTGCGTGGTGGCGCTAACTTCTTGGTCGTAGGCCCCGAAGTTGCCAACATTCTTGAGTTCACCAGTGGTTTCCGCGCTGCTATCACAGCAGACGATGACCGTGGAACCGTTTCCGCCGTTAAGGTTGGTAGCGTATCCAAGAAGTGGGACGTTTATGTCGACCCTTACTTCCCACGGAACCTCGTTCTCATTGGTCGTAACGGTTCCAGCTTCCTTGAATCTGGATATGTGTATGCGCCTTATGTGCCGCTGCAGACTACCCCCACAATCTTCGGTGTCGAAGACTTCGTGCCTCGCAAGGGCGTGATGACTCGATACGGCAAGAAAATGGTCCGTCCTGATATGTACGGATTGGTCGTAGTCGAAGATCTGGTCTAATAGACACTCAGATAGCGTAAATTAAAGTAAAGCCCTCGTTCTTCACGGAACGAGGGCTTTCTTTGTTTTAGCAGACTATTTATCGTTAGGAGAACATTAACTTATGGCCATTCCAACTCTAACACCCGCAAGCGTAGCAAGCAAAGCAATCTTACCCGCAACAGGTTCCCCCGGCGAGGTCGTTGTTTCGTTGCCTTATGGCGTATATTCGGATTCCACGGAGTTCCTGTCCGGCGCATCGGCTCAGGTAGCCTATACATATCAGAAGCTAGGCGGCGAGGTTCTTGATATCGAGCTTTCGTCGTCGATTGTTTATGCGGCCTATGAAGAGGCGTGCTTAGAGTATTCATATTTAATAAATGTGCATCAATCGAAGAATGTTTTGTCCGATGCTTTGGGCCATACAACGGGAACATTTGACCACAAGGGTACAATAGAGGGCAGCCCTCTGTCATCTAGTCTGGGCGGAACTCATGTTGGTCTAAAATACCCACAATTCGAGTTTTCATATGCGAAAAGAATTGGGCATGCAATCTCAACAGAGGCGGGCGTTGGAAGTCACGGCTCTATTTCGACCTATTCCTGCTCCGTCGCAATCGGTGTCGGAAAGCAAGATTACGATCTGCAGGATATAATCAGCAGTGCCTCTGCGAACAACACCGACGCTGCTGCTGGCGGCGGAGTTCCTTACGCTGGCTTGGTTGGCAATAAAAAGGCTATTATTACTCGCGTCTATTACAAGTCACCGCACGCAATGTGGAGATTCTTTGGATATTATGGCGGCCTAAACACTGTGGGAAACTTGTCAAATTACGGAATGTATGCAGATGATTCAACGTTTCAGTTAATTCCGTCTTGGCAGAATAAAGCGCAAGCGATGACATTTGAAGACAACATTTACACAAGAGTCTCACATTATTCATACGAGATACGCAACAACCTGCTCAGAATTTACCCCGCTCCAGCAATAACCTCTCCCAAATATATGTGGGTGGAGTTTCAGATTCCGATGGACCCATGGGAAGAAACAGATGGGATTGATGCAGGCGTCGACGGGGTGAACAACATGAACACTTTGCCGCTTGACAACCTTCCCTATAAAAATATTAACTCAATAGGAAAGCAATGGATTCGAAGATTCGCCCTCTCTCTTGCGAAAGAGACTTTGGGCCAAATTCGGTCAAAATTCAGTTCAATTCCGATTCCCGGCGAATCTGTGACATTGAACGGGGATGCCCTGATTACACAAGCAAGAGAAGAGCAAGAAAAGCTCCGAGAAGAACTTAAAACTGTCTTAGACGAGCTTACATATCAGAAGCTTTTGGAGGCAGATGCAAACAAGTCGGACAACGCCAACAAGATCCAGCAAACGATTCCTCTGCCCGTCTTTGTGGGATGATGGAGGTGACCTATGTCTGATAATAACGAATGGTCTCAGCCAAAGCACCCGCCCAGTCCGCTATTTATGGGCAAGAAGGAGAAGGATCTTGTTAAGCAGGTCAATGATGAGCTTATTGAGCGAGTCATCGGCCAACAGGTTCTTTATTACGCCATAGATGCGAATACGACGAATTATCATCCGTTATATGGTGAGGCAATTGAAAAGAATTTTTTGCCACCAGTTCAAGTTTATGCTTTGGTTGAGTGGGAAGAGTCTGTCACGACCTTTCAAGAACGATTGGCCGTGGATAGACAAGAGACCATCGTTGTTCATTTCCACAAGAGGCGATTGGTCGAAGACCAAGATCTTTATGTTAGACAAGGCGACTTTGTTATGTATGAGGATACATTTTATGAAATCGTAGAAGCATCCCAGCCAACCCGAATTTTTGGACAAGCAGAAATGATGGAAGTCGCAGCAAGATGTGTTAGAGTCCGCCAAGGAGCGTTTGATGCCTCATAAGGAGAACAAAAAATGCCAAGAGAGATAGAACTGATGCCGTCTACAATTGAGACGATTGACGCTTCCATTCATGATTGGGTGAAAGAGTCTATCAAGGCCCACGCCACAACAAACAAGGGGTGGAACAGGGTCGAAGTGATTTGGCTTTCGGCTGAAAGAGCATTTCAAGTAAAACACAACAGAGAGCTATATGACGAAAATGATATATTAAAGTTGCCCCTGATCACAGTGACCAGAACTGCCATGGAGAAGAGCTTGTCGAAGAAGGGCTCGGTTCGTAGTCCCTTCCCTGCTCTCAACAATCGAAGAGGCGGCTCTCTGACAATCGGAAAAAGGATAAAGCAAGACAAGACAAGAAATTTTGCCAGAGCAGACGCCAAGAGAGGAATCGGTCAGGTGAATTTTCCAAGAAAGAATGAAAAAGTGGTCTATGAAACTGTGACCATTCCTTTGCCAATCTATATCGAGAACACATACGATATTTTTATTAGAACAGAATATCTTCAGCAAATGAATGAGATATTATCCCCCTTCTTAACCCGAACTGGCGGGATAAACCATGTTGATTTGTATCGCGATGGTCACTATTATGAGGGATTTATCGATGAGAGTATAAATATCGACGATAACGCTTCCTCACTCAATGACGAAGAAAGATATTATAGCGCGACAATATCTGTTCGTGTTTTGGGTTATATAATGGGCTCGGACAAGAATGATGATCGTCCAAAAATCACTGTTCAGGAAAATTCTGTTGAAGTAAAAACCCCTAGAGAAAGGGTTATGCTTGAGGATGAACACCCATTTAAAGACGACGATGGCTTTTATCGTTAGTTGCAGCTTTAATTTTGGACTTTGAGCAAATTCAGGACTATTTACTAACGAATAAATGTGCTAAACAGCCTTTTTCTTGTTTTGTAGAAAACTGGATACTTTAAGGAGAATAACTAATGTCTGTAAAGAAGTTTCGTTTCGTTTCACCCGGAATTTTTCTAAACGAAGTCGATAATTCGCAGTTGCCCGCCGAGGCCCCTGCAGTCGGCCCCGTAATTATTGGTCGAACCCGCCGAGGACCGGGTATGCGTCCTGTCACCGTTCAGTCCTTTTCTGAGTTTGTTGAACTCTATGGTTACCCCGTTCCGGGTCGTAATTCTGATGAAATCTGGCGAAACGGAAACCAAGTTGGCCCAACATATGCCGCATATGCTGCCCAAGCATATCTAAGGGCTCAAGTTGGACCTGTCACTATGGTTCGCCTCCTTGGGGCCGAAAACGCAGACGTGGAAGAAGCCGGTCGCGCAGGTTGGAAGACTTCCGCATTCACAAATGTTTTGCCCGCCTCAAATGGCGGCGCATATGGCCTTTTCTTGGTCGATTCTGGCTCTGGAGACGCCTCTGTAACGGGCTCACTGGCAGCAGTTTGGTATTTGAACGAAGGTTCTATCGAACTTAGCGGAAACCTGAGAGGCTATCATCCAATTCAAGCCGACTCTGCGATGATTGCATCAATTGGAACAAGTCAGGAATTTACAGCAGTTGTTCGCGACTCCACTGGGGCCACGAAACTAAAGACTGCTTTTAACTTTGATGAAAATTCAGACAAATACATTCGCTCGGTTTTTAACACAAACCCACAGGCAATTAACAGCACGATCCAAGAAAGTGCTGCTGTTAAAACTTATTGGCTTGGTGAATCTTATGCTTCTAACTTGGCGACTTATGTTTCTGCATCTGGCGCAGGTTTAAA